CCGGTTTACTTGGGATTTAAGGCATGGTGTTTGACTTTTTCCGCCCCTTGTCTGAAATTGAGGGTTACGAGTACAATGTGTGGTCGCCACAAGACGCGGTGGATCCATATGTTGCTGCTGTGATGCGAGATTTCTTTCCTGAGGAGTACGAGATGGCGTCTCAGTATACGCGGAGTGGTGGCACCAGGTCTGAGGTGGAGAGGATTTTCCATGAGGTGAGATTAGGTGGCCAAAACAGGGATGTTTACCTGTCCAGGGTGGAGGTGAACGTGTTGAGTGAGTGTGCCAAGAAGGTTCAGAGGCGTCTTGGTAACTGGAAGATTCAACCTCTCACGGTGGAGCAAGCGTCGGAATTGTTGCACCCAGAGACGTCAGCTGGTTTTGGATTCACGGGTAAGAAGAAAGGGGAAGTGATGGGAGAGATCCTGAAGCAGGCGAAGGACACCATGTACAAGGCGATGGACCATAAGCCGCAGGTGGTGAAGCCTTGTCTGTTAGGAACAAGAGGACATGTGCATCATAAGTTGAGCCCTAAGAGGAGGGTGATTTATAACGCGCCTGCCTCTGTTGTACTTCTTGAACATACTTTCCTCGCTCCTATGTTAGAGATCATCAAAGCAGATCCTAACCACGCGATCATGTTGGGAAGTAACGTGATTCCACGGTTAAGGGACATGAGTGTGGGGGGATTCCCGATGCATAGCTACGCGATCGAGTTGGATATAAGTGGTTTTGATAGAGGGATTCTCGCTGCATTCGAACAGGTGGCTTTCGATATTTTAGCGGAGCACATTGACTTTGAGCACTGGAATGGACGTAGGTTGTGTCCATCAAAGGCGGAGCGAAATCGCAGGGTGTGGGAATTCGTGGTGGAGTATTTCATTCATACCCCGGTGATGACTCCTGACGGCAAATGTTGGTGGTTAGACGGGAGTGTCGCGTCGGGCAGCTCCTTCACACAGTTGGTGGAGAGTGTGCTATCAATGCTGTTTGCAGAGTACTGGGCGTACCAGACGGGTAAGTGTATTCTGGACCTTAAAGTGCTTGGGGACGATTGTAAGATTGTTACCTCATCTTTTCCGGATATGGAGAAGTTAAGGCGGATTTACCTTGAGACCTTTGGCGCAGTTGTAAACGTCGAGAAAACTAAGGTCAAGAAGGCGTGGGGCCCCGGGATGGACTTCCTGGGATACCATTTTGAGAGGGGCTTTCTTGTTAGGAAGAGGGATGAATGGTTCAAGATGGCTTTGAACACGGAGTATCCTGTCAAGTCCCTCGAAGTGAGTTTGAGTAGGATGACGGCCTATATGTTCCTTGGTGGAGTAAACGACGTGAGGTTTACTGATTTGTACATTGCCTTCAAGGAGGCGTGGCCTGTGGAGAACTGGGAGCCGGTGTACCAGAGAGACATGGTTGCGAAGATCAGGTATGGTGGCATGAGCTTTCCGGCGAAGAAGCTTTTAG